ATATATATAGATATATTATTTATTACATTACTACATACTATCTACCCTACCCATCTCTCAGACATATAGGGGGGGGGTATTAGGCACTAAGGGGGACTGCAATATTGCAATAAATGCAATAAATCGTAACCTGTTGTTTTTAATGCCTAATACAGTGTTATTTAAAAATGCAGTAAATACTGCACTAATTAATATCAGCTCTTTTTAGCCCAAGGCTCTTCGGGCAGAGTGATTGGTTTTGGGATTCCGTTCTTCCTGTAGGACGCAAGCTGCATCCTAACTTTGGTCATTTGGTCAGCTTTCTTGCCCTCCCGCGTCCTTGGGAACTTACCAATATTGTTTGCCATTGCCTCTGGCCCGAATGTAAAACCGTTTTTGCGTATCATTTCTCGCCCCTCATCCATTTTAGATCTTTGGTTAATTGGTCTCGTTGCTCCATGAGTTTTTGAACCAACTGCGTAAGCCTTGCGATCTCATTTCGCTGTACTGCAATCTTGCTCTGGAGCTTTTGTACTTCTGTATTCTTAGTCACTGATCTTTCCTTGTAGAATGTATTCGGTTTTCTTTGATGGGGCAGCACCCCAGACAGTCCAGATGAAATCCATAGTGGCGCTCTTGCCCCTCTCTGGTGACATGGCTGGCCTCCACGTCATGGCTATGACTGCCATTGGCCTTGTGGCCTCGAACAACTTCTGTCGCTTCTTGGCATGCCAGAAGGTGGCCTTGGTGAGCATAGCGAAGGGTACATGCTTTGCGGCAGATCTTTCGATAAACTCAGCGGCCAGATTGAATGGCGGGTTGGTAATGATACCACCGCAATTGCAATCAGCAGTCAGGAAGTTCATCCCGCTGTCGCCGTATCCCCGGTCATGCAGATCAGTTGATACGACTTCATACCCTCTGCCCTCCAGAACTTTTGAGATGGCCCCATCGCCACAAGCTGGCTCCCAGATGCGAGATCCGTTGAAGAGCCAGTCGAACCTTTGCATGAGGGCGATGGTGCATTCGGGTGGGGTTGCGTAGAAGTCAGCGGCGTTGCGACTGTTTTTGGGCGAGTTTCCCCCGATGATTATTGATGACTTCATGTGTTGCCACCTTGGAACTTTGTGACCTTCAATGGGCTGGGCTTCTTGGCAATCAGCTCCCCACCACAGGCCATGTAGCCACAAGAGTCCTCCCAATGATCTGCATTTTCAGGGGTTGACTTAATCCTAGCAATTTTCAGGAGCGTCATGCACACCCCCACCTGATGCGGTTCGATCTTTGTTTCCAAGAAAACTGACCAGAGATTTGCGATCATAGTCAGGTTGCTTTCCATGTCTCCATGTTGTGCAGCGCGATCTTTGGTTACATATTCTTTGGCGGTATCCAAAATTTCGGATCTTGTTGGTTTGTTCATTTTGCTCTCCCTAAATCATAATTAGTATTATTGTGGTCACTGCGGAGCCTGTAGCAGCTCCAAGTATAAAGCCTACTAACCCGGCTAGATCGATCTTATTCAATTTTTCCTCCCTAATGCTGTGGTGGTGCGAAGTATGCGAAGCGTGGCTTGCCCCTCATGCCTTCATTGCTTTGGCGGTATTCAATGCCCCGGTCTTCAACCAGAGCTGCGAAGACTTCCTTGCGGCGTCTTGGCTCCATATTTGCAAAGGCCGAAACTGTGCGTGAGATCTGGCTTTCGGTAATGCCACCCAGCCCAGACTTTTCGATCTTGGCATAAACTGCCTTGCAAGCTGCATCGAATGGACCTTCGGCCATGTTCAAGCGGAACATCTCAATGGTCTGCTTGGCGTAGTGATCGACATAGTTGATTGACCACTGCATTGCGTCTGGTCCGATTTCTTCCTGATCCATAGACCGGGCGATGATCAGAGACAGGCGCATGGAGATCTCACGGGATCGATTGTACATGGCCTCAAGACCTGTGCCAGTCTCTTTCTTGATGGCATCGACAAGTCTCTCTTCATAGCTGCGCAGAAGTTTCTTGGCCTCTGGTGTGAAGGGAACCTCAACTGGATGTGGTGGCATGTCATGCGCGTTGCCTGTGTCGAGATCACCGACTTGGGCGTGGGCATGTTCCTTTGACCACTTTGCCAGACGCTCAGAGATATTTGATCTGCGCTTTTCCTGCGATAGCTGAACGCCGATCTCTGACTTGACGATGACGAATCGGTTCAGAAGACCTGAAGCCACATCACCACCACCGATTGCCTGCATAAACTCAGAAGGCGTGGACATGCCGACCAGTGTCAGACTGGGACGCTTTACGACCTTTTCCAACTTCTCAGCATCCGCTGACTTCATGGTGTTGGTTGCGTAGCCTTGCTGGCGAAGTGTGCCATCCTGACGGCCAAAGCATTCCATGATCGATGTCAGGGCATCTGCCTTGTGCTGGTTACCCTTGGCTGCTGCTGACTTGAGCTGGCGTCCAAGTTCGTCCACCACTGAAACGTGTGTGGGCTTTTTGGTCAGAGTTGAGATCACCCCGGCGGCAGAGGTGTAGCCTGCGGGACCGATCAGCTCATCCAGCCCAGCCTCTTCGAGCAGCTCTTCGAGAACTGTCTTGGTGTGTTCCTTGCCCGATCCTGTCTCGCCAATATTGAGGAAGTACAGGCTGGAGAAGTTGCGTTGATCTGTTACCCAGCGGCGTCCCATTACCACTGAGCCATATGCAATCGCAGCTTGGACTGCGAACTGTGGCTGCGGTTTGATGGCTGTGACAGTGTAGAAGTTGACTACATCTTGAAGAATACCGGGCACCGATAAGAGATCTTCAGGCACATTATCTAGTGGTTCGTCTGACTTCGTGGCTGGCTTTGACATGATCGAAGCTGCAATCTTTGCGCCGTGATCGATGGCCTCTTTGTCATACTCGTAGTCTGGATCTTGCGTGACGTTCAGGATCTGCGCTGCCTCTTTGACCGCGTTGGTCACGTTGCCCATGTGTTCGTACTGTAAGAATACCTCGAAGGCATCGAAGCTGTGGGCGCTGTCGAAGGGATCGCTGGCATGGTGGCTGTAGGCACGGCCATCATCGAATAACTTTACGCCGGCCAATTTAGATGTGGAGTTAGGCGATAGGTATCGGCCACGGGATGTCTGCTTATAGCCGTACTTGATTAGCAGGCTGTGCATGTCGTTGGCCTCATTGTAGGCATCGATCACGCTGGTGCTGTCACCCTTTGGACGTGGGCGCTTGGTTGGCTGAAACTCTGCCTTCTTTTTCCACGGGCAGATGTCCTGAAGCTGTGGGCGAAACTTGTCCCACTCGCGCCATAAGGTCAGGAGCTGTGGCGGCAGATCTGGGAGTTCATCAAAGATAGACCTACCTGCCCACTGATATGGACGGCCAGTATCTGGGTGGATTGATGGGGGCAGAACGTCTTGCACTGAACCAGCTCGCAGCTCGAACACCACTTCGGTCTTGCGCGGATCATCTTTGACGGGCCACGATATTTTGTGTGTGCCAAGATCTGCGGGTGCTTTGAAGATTAGCTTGCCACGGTTTTCGCGGCCAATGATTTGTGGCGCGGAGTTCATCAGCAGGCTGAAGTCGATGCCCAGCTCTTCAAAGATCAGCTTTGTGTTTTCGACGTGATCGATGTCGATGGCGCATGTGCCTGACGCGCCGTGCAACAGCCCAACATTGTGCGTTGGATTTTGCTCATAGTATTTTCTGGCCTCATCAGGATCTGACAAAGCTCTCTCTGGCTTCTGCCAGCCGAAAGATGTCGGCCCCTTCGAGCCTGCTGGGATGGTGACCAGATACCAGCCTAGCTTGGAACAGTAGTCTTCTATGTTCATTGCGAATCACTCAGGTACTCTGAGAGCTTTTTCCATGTTGTGAGACTGATTTGTTCGTTGCCTGTGGCAATTGCTTTGACGGTTGGGTGGGATAGTCCACAGCGTTCCGCCACTACGGTTAAACGCCTATCCTGCAAGGATTCTCGAATATCATCGATGGGCATGAGGTTGGTCATTTTTTTCTCCATTTAGGGCTAAATTTACATATTTTGCAAAAACAGCTTTACAGGCTGAAAATCTTTCTGTAAACCGAATTTTGTAGAGAGAGTGAAAGAAAGGAAATTGCCATGAGCAATATTGATGGATTGGCCTCCGAGTGGCTAGAAGTTAAGGCGCAAGAAAAACTGATTATCGCACAGCGTCATGCGATAGAAGCCCAAATCACTGAGGCTCTTGAAGCTAAAGGTGAAGGCTCAATTACCCACAAATTGGATCTGTTCAAAGTTACGTTGACACAGCCTGTGTCTCGTAAGGTTGATCCTATTGTTTGGGAAAAAGTTAAAGATAAAATTCCTGAACACATGCGTCCCGTTAAGGAAACTATTTCTGCTGACGCGGCGGGTTGTCGTTACTTGCTGGAGAAAGAGCCACGGCTCTGGGCAAAAGTCTCGAAGGCTTTTGAATCCAAGCAGGGTAAAGTTGGCGTCAAAGTCGAGGCACTGTAATGACCTTCTGGTTCATGTTGGTGGTTAGTTATTCTTTGGAATTTGATAGCGGCGAAAGATTAGAGTTCCGCATTCCATTTAATAACTACCACTCTTGCATCGCGGCGCAGGATCAAATTCACGCCGCGATCTACCAAAATTACCGCGACATCCGATCAAGTTGTGAAGAGACAGATGTCGCATCTAAATCAATCAGGCCCAAGTTGCGGCCTAAACATCTGGAGAAGTAAAATGAGAACTATGGATGAAATTTTAGATGAGGTCTTCGCCCTCGTATTTGGAAAGGATTGGTAATGGCTATTGATCTTAAATCACTGTCGAAGCCTACGGGCCAGCGGCCAGTAATCGCCACGCTCTTTGGTGAAGGTGGCATGGGCAAAACCACATTGGCGGCTATGTTCCCGAATCCTGTCTTCATCCGTACAGAAGATGGTACGGCAAGTTTGCAAGGCAATGAGAATGTCAGCTTGTTTCCGCTGGCGACCTCAAGCAAGGATGTCTTCGATGCCATTGAGGTTCTGGCAACTGAAAAGCATGAGTTCAAAACTCTTGTGATCGACAGCATCACGCAGTTGGCCACGATGATTGAGAGCGAGATTGTCGCTGCCGATCCAAAAGCCAAGTCGATCAACCAAGCGGGTGGTGGCTACGGCGCAGGCTATGGCACAGCATCTGAAGTGCATCGTCAGATCCGCGACTGGGCTGGTAGCCTTGCGTATGAAACTAAAATGAATGTTGTGTTCATTGGCCACGCAGATACTGAAACTTTGGATCTGCCTGACATGGACCCATACGCACGTTATTGTGTACGGATGCACAAGAAGAGCATCCCGCACTATACAGATAATGTCGATCTGGTTGGCCTCATCCGCCTGAAGACATTTACACGCGGTGATGGCGATAAGAAACGCGCCATTTCCACAGGCGAGCGTGAGATCCTGTGCTTTCCACAGGCATCAAGCGTAACTAAAAATCGGTTCAACATCACTGAGCCACTGCCGTTCACCTTTGACGGCGGCAACCCTTTTCAACAATTTGTAGCAGAGTAGGAGAAACTCAAATGGATCTTAATGGATTTAACGCAATGGCTGTTGAGCCACAAACATCATACGAACCAATGCCAGCCGATTGGTACAAATGTGTGATTACTCAAACTGAAGAAAAGCCGACTAAAAAACAAAACGGCTCTTACCTTCAGTTGGACATCGAAGTGATCGAAGGCAAATTTGCTGGCCGCAAAGTCTTTGATCGCCTGAACCTGAACAACCCAAACTCTGTGGCTGTTGAGATTGCCCAACGCGCACTGTCCAGCATTTGCCGTGCGATTGATGTGCCAAATCCAAAGAACAGCTCTGAGCTGTTGGACAAGCCACTGATGGTCAAAGTTGCAGTTAAGCCTGCTGACGGCGAGTACAGCGCCTCCAACGAGGTAAAGGGTTATGATGCTGCGGGTGCGACTGCTTCGGCTCCTGTGGAGATTCCTGTGGCTGCTGCGGCAGCAAATGGTTCTGCCACACCACCTTGGAAGCGATAGTTCTATTCTATGATGGGGCGGCTGGTCTGCCCCATTTTATGAGCAGAAGGAGAGTAAGATGCTTGAAACCGTATTGATAAATTTTGCAGTGTATATCGCTCTTAATATGATGGGGGTATTTCAGTGAACCTTGAACCATATGCCACA